GAGGTCACTTCTGACTCAATGATTTACCAAGATGAACAGCAAGAAAAAGCAGATAGAACCGCTTTCTTAGCTGCAATCGGTCAATTTACACAAATGGCGTTGCCAGCAGCGCAACAAGCACCTGAATTAGTGCCAATGTTGATGGAAATGCTGAAGTTTGGGGTAACAGCCTTTAAAGCTGGTAAGCAATTAGAAGGAATTATTGACGAAACTGCTGATAAATTCCGTGAACAAGCTAAAAATGCTGAAGGTCAGCCAAAACCACCTCCATTAGAGATTCAGAAGGTGCAAATGCAACAACAGGCTGAAATGCAGAAACTACAAATGCAATCACAGCTTGAACAACAGAAGATGCAAGCACAAATGGAGTTGGAAAAGGCTAAACAAGAGTACCAGGCGCAAGAAAACCAGCTTAAATTCCAGTTGGAAGAACAGCGTAATCAGATGGACATGGAAATGCAGATGAAGGTAGCGCAGATGAAGTCTATGACTGAACGCAATACCCAAGTCTTATTGGCCCATATTAACAATGGCGCAAAAATTGAAGTAGCACGGATTGGTGCAGATGAGTCTGATGGCGCACAAGCCTATATGACTGAGGAAAGCCTGGCACACGCTATGGAACACCCAATGCAACCTATTGCTAACGCTATTGGTCAAGGAAATGAACAAATGGCACAAGCCATTACTGCTTTAGTTGATACAATTAATCAGCAACATAATAGGCCTAAGACTGTAGTTAGGGGTCAAGACGGCAAAATTATTGGGGTTCAATAATGGCAATTAATGTCAAGCATTTAAAGGTATCAACCATACCTGACGGTGATGACACATCGTTAGTACGCCCAAGTGATTGGAACGCTGACCATGTGCTAGATGGCACAGTACCAGTAGCTAACGGTGGTACAGGCGCAGCTACATTAACTGGTTATGTAAAAGGTAATGGCACAAGCACAATGACTGCTTCTGCCACTATTCCTAGCACCGATGTAACTGGGCTTGGCACAATGTCTACCCAAAACAGTAATAACATTTCTGTTACTGGTGGTTCAATGTCTGGCGTTACGATTAGTGACTACATTCCTACCACGCAAAAGGCTGCTGCATTAGGTGTAGCTACACTTGATTCATCCACTAAAGTACCCATTAGTCAAATACCTGACGCTGTTATTGGTGCGTTAAACTATCAAGGAACTTGGGATGCAGCTACTAATACTCCTACTCTTACTTCCTCTGTTGGTACTAAGGGTTATTATTATGTGGTTAGTGTGGCTGGTAGCACTAACCTTAACGGGACTACTGATTGGTTGGTTGGCGATTGGGCGGTTTATAACGGAACGGCTTGGCAAAAGGTAGACAATACCGACTCAGTAACCTCTGTAAACGGACTTACTGGCGCAGTTGTATTAACCACTACCAATGTAACTGAAGGCACAAATCTTTACTACACAGACGCTAGGTCTAGGGCTGCATTAAGCGCTGGTACAGGAATTAGCTACAACAGTACAACTGGTGTCATTACTAGCACAGTAGTGCCAGGCACAGGTGATGTAGTTGGCCCAGCAAGCGCCACAGATAACGCAATTGCACGCTTTGACACCACTACAGGTAAGTTAATTCAGAACTCTGTAGTTGTTGTTAATGATGCTGGCACTATGTCTGGCGTTGAGTCTTTGGTATTCGATGGTTCAATACCTGCTGCTACTCCTGTAGGAACAATGTGGTATGACAATGCCACAGAAACCCTAAATTTCCAGCAAAACAATATTACCCAACAAATTGGTGAAGAATTGTTTGTTTATGGTAAGGCTAGCGCAGCCATTACAGATAGCCCATTAAAAATTATTTACCATACTGGCACAGTAGGCTCTAGTGGGGTTGTTACTTTTGCCCCTACAGTAGCTGGCATTACAGACGAAAACGCCATTATTGGTGTTGCAACAGAAAACATTGCTTTAAACGGTTTTGGTCGTGTTACTGCTTTTGGTGTAGTGCATGGCATTACTACTAACGGTACTGCATACGGTGAAACATGGGCAGACGATGATGTTATTTGGTACAACCCTGTAACTGGTAACCCTACTAATGTTAAGCCTAGCGCACCTAATATTAAGTTTCAAATTGGTCTTGTAATTAATGCAGGGTCAGGCGGTTCAGGTAGTTTTCAAGTTCTTTTACAGCCAGGCACACAATTAGGCGGCACAGACTCAAATGTGCAATTAACTAGCCCTACTGCCGCACAATTACTGACTTATAGCACTACTAACGGATATTGGAAAAACACTAGCCTAGCCGCAGGAACAGGAATTAGCGTAGGCGCTGCTTCAAGTGGTGTTTTAACTGTAACTAATAGCGCACCTGACCAAACTGTAGCTATTTCTAGCGGTACAGGCATTAGTGTTACTGGTACTTACCCTAACTTTACAGTTACCAATACTAGCCCTTCAAGCGGTGGTACGGTTACTAGCGTTACAGCTACAAGCCCAGTTACTTCTACTGGTGGTACGACTCCAGTTATTGCTATGCCAGCCGCAACAAGTAGCGTAAACGGCTATTTGACAAGCACAGATTGGTCTACCTTCAATGGTAAAGGTAGTGGGTCTGTAACTAGCGTAGGCGGTACAGGCACAGTTAATGGCATTACATTAACAGGCACAGTTACTTCAAGCGGTAATTTAACCCTTGGTGGTACGCTTTCTAATGTCAGTTTAGCTACCCAAGTAACAGGCAATTTACCTGTAACTAACCTCAATAGTGGTACAGGCGCAACATCTAGCACTTATTGGCGTGGTGATGGCACATGGGCAAGCGTAAGCGTTTCCCCTGCTGGTTCAAACACCCAAGTTCAATACAATAATAGTGGTTCATTGGCTGGTTCTTCTGGGTTTGTTTACAACACAAGCACACAAAGATTAGATGTTAGTGGAACTACTGGTGGGTTTATTCCACCAACAGGAACAACTGCCCAAAGAAATGGCACTCCTGTAGCTGGTGAAATTCGTTATAACACTACAACTTCATCATTAGAAGCGTGGAATGGTTATTCTTGGACAAATTTAACTACTCAATCTTATTCTATTAATTATTTAATAGTTGCTGGTGGCGCAGGCGGTGGATATTATGGAGGTGGTGGCGGTGCAGGGGGATTGTTAACTGGTTCTTATACAGTTTCAGGTGGCACTTCTTATACAATCACCATTGGCGCTGGTGGCGTTGGTGGAACAAGTGGAAGTGTTAGTGGTGGTGCTGGTACTAACTCCTCTATTACTGGATTAACTGCTGCCGTAGGTGGTGGTTATGGTGCAGGAACAACCTACCCAACACCTAATAATGGTGGAAATGGTGGCTCTGGTGGTGGCGCTTCTACTGGCTCAACAACAGGCGTTTCAGGTTCAGGAGGAACAGGAACATCTGGCCAAGGTTATGCTGGTGGCGCTGCTTACAATATTGGTGGTGGTGCATATTCTAGCTTTGGTGGCGGTGGTGGCGCTTCAGCAATAGGTGGGTCTGGAACACTTACACTTTCTGGTAATGGTGGCGCTGGAACTGCATCTTCAATTAGTGGTTCATCTGTAACTTATGCTGGCGGAGGTGGAGGTGGTGCAGATAGTCGTGGTACTACTGCTGGTGCTGGTGGCGCAGGTGGCGGTGGTACTGGAAGCCAAACCACAGGAAGTAACGGAACGGTAAATACTGGCGGTGGTGCTGGTGGTGGTGGTTATAACGGAAGCGTCTTAGGCAATGGTGGCGCTGGAGGTTCTGGAATTATTATTATTTCCTATTCTGGTTCTCAGCGTGGTTCAGGCGGAACAGTTACCTCATCTGGGGGTAACACCATTCACACATTTACAACTAGTGGTACATATACAGGTTAAAAAGGAGTATTAAATGACATATTTTGCAAAATGTTTACAAACCCCACAAGCATCAAAATTTGAAGTGGTAGATGTAATTCGTGCAGACCAAGAGTTTGTAGATAACCTACCTGGCTACTGGGTACAAACAGATTACAACACATACGGAAATGTGCATTACGCACCATCCCCACCTGCTGAACCACATACACCTGACGGTGGCACACCATTGCGTGCTAACTATGCTGGTATTGGTTACACCCTAGATAACTCTGTAGTTATTGATGGTGTTGTAGGTGTATTTTATGCACCACAACCAACATCGCCAGGTACTTGGTCATTAAATACCACAACATATTTGTGGGAAAATTCAGACCCAACTCCAATTCCTTAATGTTTCAAACTGCTTTCCAACCTAATGCGTTTCAAAATGACGCATTTCAGATATTTATTACACCGCCAATTCCTACGGGAACTGGTGGTGATGGTTGGACTCGTGAAGAATGGAAGTATTACCAAGATTTAGATAAGAAAAAGCGTAAAGCAGAAGCTAAACGCCTTGCTGCATTAAAAGCAGACAAAGAAAGTCGTAAACAAAGCATTGCTGACTTAATTGACCCACCAAAAGTAAGCAAACGCAAACAAAAAGAATTACAATCTAATCAAGCAGTTAGCGTTGATACACCGTCAAACCTAGCAAACATTGACCGATACATCGCTAATCTTGAAAAGCAACAACAAGACTTGCGAACCGCAGTAGCTATGAGAGAAGCAAAACTCCGTTTAGAACAGGAGATTGCAGTCTTAGAAGCCAAACGGTTAGCAGAATTAGACGATGAGGAAGCATTATTAGCACTAATACTGTAAACCCCCACCAGCAATACAAATTAGCTTACGAACACCTACACGCTGGTCGTTTAGACGCTGGATTTAGATTATTTGAATACCGTTGGCATCCAGATATTATGGCTAATCAAGCACAGCCATATACTCAGCCATTGAAAATGCCAGTATGGAGAGGTGAAAGCCTATTAGGGAAAACCATTACTGTAATGGCTGAACAAGGTTTTGGCGACATTATTCAATATGCTAGGTTTTTGCCATTTTTAAAGGTAATGGGCGCTAGTCGTGTTGTTTTATTACAACATGGTTCATTACATACATTATTTGGGCAAATGGATTGCGTTGATACCTTTAGCAATATGCCAGAAGAAGGTATTGCTACTGAATCTGATTACTGGATTGGCATTATTTCTCTGCCTTATTACATCTCTTTAGCGCCTTCTTACGCAAAAGCCCTATTTCCTCTATCAACTGACAAAATAATCGGTTCTGAGGGCTATTTAGACGCTGTGCCAAGCAATATTCCTAAGAAGATAGGTGTTAACTGGGCTACTTCTAAGGGATTGTTGCATTATGTCCGCACAATTCACCCAGAAAAGATGCTAGAAGTCATTGGCCCAGACGCTTATTCGTTTAATCCTGAAGAAGATAGGTTTTGGACACCATTACCTAATGATGGATGGAAGCAAGATTGGAATAAAACTGCAAGCCACCTCAAAGCAATAAAGGGTTTGGTAACTGTAGATACGGGCATAGCCCATTTAGCTGGCGCATTGGGTGTAAAAACGGTTTGCATCATGCCTAGAAAAGATTTTAAGTGTTGGCGATGGAAGCATGGCACTTGGTATGACTCTGTAGTCACAGTTGAAGAAGATGAATTGCACAAAATACCTGAATTAATAAGGAGAATGTAATGATTTGCCCTAAATGCGGTTGGTCTGAAGGCAACCACACACAAGCCAAGAAGTCTGATAAAGACCATTACCTTGAATTTTGGGGGTTTACCCTAGGTAGCCCAGAAGCCGAGGCAGCTTGGATAGAAAAGCAAAATATGACCGCTAAAGAAGCACCTATGGTCATTTCAGACATTGAAGGCTATGTTAGCCAGGTAGATGGCACATGGATTAAATCTAAATCTATGCACCGTGACCACCTAAAACAGCACCGAATGATTGAATTGGGCAATGATGTGCCTACTCAGCATAAACCTGTAGAAATTGACAGGAAATCACAAGAGGCACGCAAGCGCCAAATAGCAGAATTAACTTACGCAAAACTTAACTACCGATAACTTGGAGAATATATGTCAAACGAACAACTAGACCGCAGGGAAGCGCTAATGGCAGCAATGGAAGCTGTGGAGGAAGGTACACTTGAAGCACCAGCCGATAAAGAACTTGAAGTTGTCGAAGATGATATTGCCAAGGAGTCCGTTGAAGCTAAAGTTAGCGATGCGGATAGAGAAGAACCTACCGAAGTTTCTGAAGAACCTGAACTTGAGGCTACGCATGAAGAAGCGCAGGATGAAGCCGAAGAAGTCAAGCCTGTAACACGCCCAAGCACCTGGAAGAAAGAATATGTCCAAATTTGGGACAAAATGGAAAAAGGCGAACAGATTAGCAAGGAAGATTTTGTTAAGTTTGCCGAATATGCCAATCAGCGTGAGTCTGAATACAAGAAAGGCGTAAGCACTTATAAGGCTGAAGCTGACCGTGCTAGAGGCTATGAAGAAGCTATTGCCCCATTCATTCCTGAGTTACAAGCGCAGAATATTAGCCCTGCTGCGTGGATTAATAACCTTGGTCGGGCGCACATGGTTTTGTCAAAAGCACCATATAGCGAAAAAGTGCAAATGTTTCAAAGACTTGCACAAGATTATGGAATACAATTAGGTGAAGATGGTATAAGCGTACCTCAAACAGACGCTTATACACAACAATTAATGAACCAGTTAAATCAAGTAAACCAAGAGGTTTATTCGATTAAAAACAGGTTTCAGCAAGAAGAACAAACTCGGTTGATGAATGAAATCGAGAGAGTAAGAAGTGATGTGGAGAAGTTTCCACATTTTGATGTGGTTCGGGAAGAAATGGCTCAACTACTTGAGTTAGGGAAAGCCCAAGACCTAGAAACGGCCTACAAGAAAGCCGTGCGGATGAATGATGATGTATGGGCGCTAGAACAAGAACGACTCCTTGCAAGCGCTAAACAAGCATCAAGCAAAGCACAGCAAGTAGCGAAGGCTAAGACTGTTGCAGTCAGTCCGAAGTCCTCTACTCCTAGAGGCACGGTAGCTACAACAGATAAAAAGGATAGACGGGCATTATTGTCAGAACAATTAGGTGAGGCAATGGCCCGTAGGGTTTAACTTAACAATTAATTAAAGGAAATATCATGGCATTTGCTAACTCAGCAATCACCGATATTATCGCAACGACTATTCAAAGCCGTAGCGGTGAATTGGCAGACAACTTAACAGAAAACAATGCAATTCTGCAACGCCTGAACAGCAAGGGTAATGTACGCCCATTCTCAGGTGGTAATGTGATTTTGGAAGAAATCATGTACAACGACCCAAATACTAATAACGCTAACTCTTATAGCGGTTACGAAGTATTGAACATTGCCCCAGATAGCCCAATCTCTGCTGCACAATACAAAATTGCACAGTACGCAGATTCAGTAACAATGTCTGGTTTAGAAATGTTGCAAAACAGCAGCAAAGAAGCAATCATTGACCTGTTAGATGGTCGTATGCAAGTTTCTGAAGCACGCTTGTTAAACCGCATTTCTGGTGACTTGTACCTTGACGGTACTGGTAACGGTGGTAAGAACTTGGATGGTCTAGGCGCTGCTGTTTCAGCAACTCCTACAACTGGCACATACGGTGGTATCAATGCTGCTAACTGGACTTTCTGGCGTAACCAAATCACTACTGGCGCTACTGCTAACACAATGTTGGCTTCTATGACTACTGCTGCTATCAAGCAAATTCGTGGCACAGATAAAGCTGACCTTATCGTAGCTGGTAACACAATGTACCAATATTATGTTGGCGCATTGCAAGCTATTCAGCGTATCGCTTCTGAAGAATCTGGCGCTGCTGGTTTTGCTTCATTGAAGTTCTACGGTGGTGGTACTTCTGCTGATGTGGTATTAGGTGGTGGTTATGGTTCACAAGAAACAGCAACATATATGTATTTCTTGAACACTAACTACATTTTCTTCCGCCCACATAAAGACCGCAACTTTGTACCTATCGGTGGCGAACGCCAGGCGATTAACCAAGATGCGATTGTGAAGCTGTATGGATTTGCTGGCAATCTTACAACTTCTAACCGCTTCCTACAAGGCTTGTTGACAACCTAATAGATGGGGGAAACCCCTTCTATTTAACTGTCTAATTTATTAAGAAAAGGAAATATCATGGCATTTACCACTCTCCCCATCGCAGGTGTAGACCTCGTTGATACTCAAACTGTTGCAGAACAAGCTACTACTAATGGCGTTACATTTGGCCCATTAGGCGTACAAACTTTTGCAAATGATGGCTTGCGTTATGTTTGGGCTGTTGCTGGCGCAGCGATTACTGCTGCTACAACAACTTGTTCTATTAACGCTTCAACCTTTGTAGCTACTGGTTCTGCTGGTACTTACTTATCACCAGCCGTAGCAATGGCTTCAGGTGATTATGGTTGGTTTAGCAAGGCTTCAGTCTAAAAAATTGAAGAAATAGTAGTAAGCTAGGGACTTCCTCACAAGGGGAGTCCCTTTTTCTTTTAATAACCCTAACCACTTAGGAGATTTAAATGGCTATCGAGTCAGATGTAAGAAACGCAGATGCAAACTTAGCAGTCACATTCTATAAACGGTCAGTAAAGCAAGACATGGCTTCTGAAGAAGCTGGCAGACCGATTTTTAAAGAATTTGATTTTATAAGAATCATGGTTCCAGGCGACAATTTAAGTGAAATTGACACTTATGCCCAAGAGTCCCATAAACAGCGTTTTCCACGCCAATGGGCGCATTATCAAAACCAAGAAGGTTCAAATCAAAGTTTTGAAGGTACGCCTATTGAACAATGGCCTCAAGTAAGTCGCAGCCAAGCTGATGAATTAAGAGGAATTAAGTTTCCTACTGTTGAGTCAGTAGCTAACTGTTCAGACCAACAATTACAGCGTATTGGCATGATTGCAGGGATGTCACCCCATTCTTTTCGTGAAAAAGCCAAGGCTTTCCTCAATTTAGCTAACGATTCAGCCGAAGTAGCACAAAGAGAAGCAGAATTGCAAGCATTAAAAGAAGAAAATGCTAAAATTAAGGCTGATGCTGATGCCAAACTTAGCAAAATGCAAGAACAGCTTGATGCTTTAATGGCTATGGTTGCTGAAAAAAAACCAAAACCTCGTAAAACAAAAGAAGCTGAAGCAGTTTAATTATGTCGTGCAAACTTGCCGTGATATTTTTCCCTAGCTTCTTGGGCAACTAACTCGGCAAGTTCTAAATCTTCAAAAACGCCTACATATTTGCGTTTTCCTTCCACCCCTACATCAACTTTCCATTTATTTAATTCTTTAAACCAATAAACACCTTTTACTCCAGACTTATTGTCTTTTCTTATTTTTGAGTTTTGTTGGTTTTTGTTTGTTGCATTGCGCAAATTTTCAATTCTATTGTCATTTTTTATGCCATTTATATGGTCAATTTCTTTTGGAATATAACCATGAAACATCATAAAAATTAAACGATGTATAAGATAAAACTTACCTTTAATTGTTGTGGAAAAATAGCCTCTATTAGTAAAAGAACCAACCTTTTTGCCAATTATTGAGTTTGGGGAAGTTTTTTGTTTGTAGTAAAGGTGACCGTCTTTATATTCAAAGATTTGAAGTAAATAGTCTTTTGTTAGTGTAAAATCAATATCAGCCATAGCAATACCTCTATATTGTGGTGGTTAGGGGCTAGGATGACCGTTAATCATCCTATGTTCCGTTAATTATAGCCCAATTACTTGGGTAAAGCGCCAAGTAAAGGATATATATGTCACAAACAATGCTTCAGCTAGTGCAGCAAACCACAGCAGAACTTAACCTGGCAGTACCTACTTATGTAGCTGGCAATCAGTCACAAGATGTCCAGCAAATTCTGGCATTAATGAACGGTGCTGGCTATGATTTGGTTAAGGAATACGATTGGCAAGCCCTTCAGGTGCAATATCGTTTCTACACACAGGCAATCAACACTACAGGAACTAGCGTAAATGGTTCTTACATCTTGCAAATTGATGAAAACATTGATTTAAGTGCTGTAAACAAACAATGGCAAGTAACTGGTACAAATATTAACCAAGATACCTATGTTGTATCTGCTAATAACATTACAAAACAAATAGTTTTAAGCCAAATGGCTTCAGGAACAGGGTCTGGGGCTATTGTTTTAGCACAAACCGCATACACATTACCTCCTGACTTTGAAACCATTACAGACCGCACTCAATGGGACAAAACTAAGCATTGGGAAGCATTAGGGCCTGAAAGCGCCCAACAATGGCAATGGTTAAAGTCTGGTTATATCTCAACTGGCCCACGCATTAGATGGCGTATTTTGGATAATCAATTCCAAGTATGGCCTCCAATGAATACTAATGAGTATTTAGGTTGGGAGTATCGCAGCAAAGGTTGGGCAAGAAACTCTGCTGGAGAAGTCAAAAATAGTTTTACAGCAGATAGCGACACAACTGTATTTGATGACCGTTTAATGGTTCTTTACACCAAATTAAAGTATTTCCAAGTTAAATCTTTTGACACTACAGCGCTAAATCAAGACTATATGCGTTATTTAAGCGTTGTTAAAGCTAATGACAAAGGTGCGCCAAACCTATCGTTTGCACCATACCCAAGCAAAGTGCTTATTGGCTACGCTAATATTCCTGATACTGGTTATGGAAGCTAATTATGGCGCAACCTAAAGGTCGTACCGCAGTCACAGCCTCGGTTTCTAGCCCTATTGGGGGATGGAACGCTAGAGATTCTATTGCAGAAATGCCACCGTTAGATGCTGTGGTTTTAGACAATATGTTTCCTACTCCTACTGATGTCCAGTTGCGTCTTGGCTATACCAAGTCTTGCACAGGCATTAATGACGGTTTAGGCAATCCATTACCAGTTAATTCTTTAATGAATTATGCTGGCACAAATACACAAGACCTATTTGCTGCTGCTGGCACAAAGATTTGGGATGTTTCAGGAACTACAGCTACACAAGTTCACACCATTTCCAATGACAAAATGCAGCACATTAACATTACTACTGCTGGTGGTCATTTTTTAGTAGCTTGTAATGGTCAAGATGCTACAACATTTTATAACGGTACAAATTGGATTAATAACGCTTCTACTGACACGCCACAAGTAATGCAAACCATTACAAGGGTTGGAACTTTAGCAACAGTTACTACCGCTTCTGCACATGGTTTAGTTACAGGCAATCAAATTGTAGTTTCAGGTGTTACACCAGCAGCTTATAACGGTACTTTCATTATTACGGTATTAAATGCTACTCAGTTTACTTACACAATGGCAAGTACACCATCGTCTAATGCTACGGCTAACGGTACTGCTTATGCTATTACTTCTATTACCAATACAGGCACAGGCGCTTTAGTTACTACTGCTACTGACCATAATCTATATACAGGTAATATTATTGTGGTTACTGGCGCTACTCCAAGCGCTTATAACGGCACTTATGCCATTACACGCCAAAGCGCTACAACCTTTACTTATGCTTTAACAAGCAACCCAGGTGGTAATGCCACAGTAGTAGGCACATATAGCGTTGCATCAAACACTATTACTTATTTAGCCCATGATGGGACTACAGCCAATGTAACTACAGCTACAGCGCATGGCTTATTAACAGGTAACCAAATTACGGTTACTGGTTGCACTCCATCTGATTACAACGGTACATTTATTATTACAAGGTTAAATGACACTCAATTTAGCTATGTAATGGCTACAACCCCAGCTACAGATGCTACCGTTATTGGCACTTATGTAGTAGTGGCACAAACCATTAGCAGTAATGTGCAAACAGGCATTGTGGCTAAAGCTACCACCCCTGTAAACCATGATTTAGTCACAGGTGACCAAGTTGTTATTTCAGGATGCACGCCTTCTGCGTATAACGGCACATACAATGTCATCGTTATTAGTGCTACGCAATTTAGTTACATTATGGCTTCAGCGCCCATTACAGGCGCAACTACAGTAGGCACTTATGCTACTTATCAAGGCACATATAGCATTAATTACGCTATTACAGGCGTTAATTCCAACAAGTTTATCAATGTAAACCTGTTCAAAAATCGCTTATATTTCACCGAAGAAAACAGTATGCGAGTCTGGTATTTGCCAGTTAACTCTATTGCTGGTGAAGCGCAACCTCTTGAATTTGGTGGAATTGCACGCAATGGTGGCTACATTCAAGCTATGGCTACTTGGACTATTGACGCTGGTCAAGGCGCTGACGATTACGCAGTCTTTGTCACCAATATGGGCGAGGTAATTGTCTATAACGGTACAGACCCTAATGATGCAGCAACTTGGGCATTAAAAGGCGTGTGGCAATTAGGTTATGTATTTGCTAGACGCTGCTTTTATAAGTTTGCTGGCGACATTCTATTGCTTACCCAAGACGGTTTAGTGCCATTGGCTTCTGCATTGCAGTCAAGCCGATTAGACCCTAGGGTTAACCTTACGGACAAGATTTACTACGCTATTTCTCAAGCTGCTACGCTGTATGGCATTAATTTTGGTTGGCAAATTAACTACTATGCCAGCGAAAATATGCTGATTATCAATGTGCCAATTAATTCAGGCACACAACAATTTGTAATGAATACCATTTCTAAAGCATGGGCAAGTTTTAGCAATATTAGTGCCCAATGTTGGGAACTATCTAATGACCAAATGTATTTTGGTAGCACAGGTTACATAGGCCATTTCTGGAACGCTTATTCTGATGACGGTAGCAACATTAATGCTGATATTCAACAAGCCTACAGCTATTTTGACGCTAGGGGTCAGTTAAAACGCTTTACTATGATTCGCCCTATATTCCAGACAGATAATGGAGTGCCTGGCGTATTAGCTGGTATTAATGTGGACTTTGCTACACAAAATGACCTTGGAACGGTGTCATTTAATGCCCAAAACGCTGCTATTGGTTCTTGGGATAACGCTATTTGGGATGAGTCCCAATGGGGTGGCACATTAAGCATTACTAAGTCATGGCAAGGTGTTACAGGATTAGGATATTCAGGTGGTGTTGCTATGAAGATAGCTTCCCAAGGTATTGATGTGCATTGGGCATCTACAGATTATGTAATGGAACGAGGTGGCGTTCTTTGAGGCAAGTTGTTACTGCTGACCAAGACTATATGCGTGCTTGGTTGGGTAACAAATTGGGCGAGAAACTGCCAGAGAATACCACCTGTATTGGGCAAGAATTAGATGGTAATTTAGTAGCAGTAGTAGGGTATTGTGGCTTTCGCACAAAGTCGTGTGTTTGCCACATTGCCTCGGTAGGTGAAAATTGGATGTCCAAAGACTTCTTATGGGCTATCTTTGATTATCCCTTTAATAAACTAGGAGTTAGCGTTATACTTATCACGGTTTCGTCAAATAATGACGATTCATTAAAGTTTAGCCGACACCTTGGTTTTGTAGATAAAGCGTATATCGAAGATGCCCATGAAGATGGGGATTTGGTTATATTAGCAATGAGGCGTGAACAATGTCGTTATTTAGACATTAAAACGACTCTACAAGGAGTTTGACATGGGTGGCAATAACGGAATATTAGGCGGTATTACAAATACATTGTTTGGCAGTCCTCAGACTGTAGCAACGCCTGACTATACTGGCGCAGCAGAAAAAACATCTGCTGCTAATCGTGTAAATCAAGTTACGCCTTATGGCAATGCAACATACTCTCAAACAGGTACTGATGCTAATGGCAATCCCATTTATTCAATGACCACAACGGCAGCACCGTTTGTGCAAAATGCTATTAATGCCCAAGGTGGTCAATTAGCCTCTACATACGGTTCAGCGTTTCAATCACCTACATTTAATAGCACAGGCGATATGCCAGCTATGAATTACTATGGTTCACGCTTAAATCAGCAACAATTTAATCCTGCAACACAATTAATTGATTTGCCTAAATTTAATGTTAATACAAACATTGACCAATCTAAGTTGCCTTCTTATGGTATTAACCCTGGGGAAACTTATGAAGCTGCAATTATGCGTAGGCTTGAACCTGCACTTCAGCGTCAATCACAGGCCTCTGATGCACAATTAGCTAATCAAGGTATTGTGCCAGGCACTAGGGCTTATGAAACCGCCAAACAACTGCTTGCACAACAACAAAATGATGCAAGAACTAGCGCTATTGTTGGTGGCATGGACACAGGATTGCGTGCTAATCAACAAGCATTTGGTCAAGGGGCTGCACAAGTTGGGCTTAACCTTGCTGGTCAAGAACAATCATTTACACAGCCATTACGCACCAATGTGCAAAATATGTCAGCTAATGAGTTGGCATATAACCAGCAAATTGCAAACCAAGGCCTTGGTATGAACGCACAGCAACAAGCGTTTACTCAAGCTATGGCTAAATATCTATTGCCAGCACAAGTAGCAGGTATGCTTAAAAATTTATCTACACCTACTTATGCGCCAACAGCGCCAGGAACAGATTATTTAAGCGCTATGGGGTTAACCAATCAATCTCAACAAGCAAACGCTAATGCCGAAAATGCTAGAAACAATGCAATGATAAGTGGGTTATTTAATTTAGGTAGTGCTGGTCTTAAATACGGAATGAGTTAAGGATAAATATGGCTACTGATTTAAATCAACTATTAGCTAATCCAGAACTTGCTGGATTTGAACGCCAACGCAAAATGGCGCAAATGCTTGTTCAACAAGGTCAAAAAACACCACAAGGCCAGATGATTGGCAACATTTATGTTGGTGCTAGTCCTTGGGAATTTTTAGGAAATATGGCCCAACAATATGTTGGCGAAAAAGAACTTAAAAATATTGACCAAAAAGAACTTGAATTAGCTAAAGCGTTGCGTCAAAAAGAAGTTGAAGATTTAACTAAATTTTCAGAATTGCAATATGGTGGCAAACAAATACCAGCACAAGCACAAGCTGGCCCAATGCCTGATGGAGGAAATATTCCAATTGGTACAACACTTTCTGAACCTAATCCAATGGCTGCTTTCCAAGTTGCTGCCCAATCACAAAGCCCAATAGTTAGGGCGCAATTAGCAGAAATGCTTAAAGGGCAAAAATTTGCTGAAGGCGAAGTTATGCAGCGTTATAACCCAGCTACAGGAAAAATGGAAACAACTGGTCAAGGCGCTGCTAAATACCGTGCCCCTATTCAAATTGACACAGGAACAGCCATTGAATTGCGTGACCCATTAGACCCAACTAAAGTAATTTCTCGTATTGGCAAGTCACAAATGCCTACTGCTGGTCAAGTAGTAGAAACGGCTAATGGCCCTATGCTTATTGATACACGCACAGGTGCAGCAAAACCAATTATGAGTGCTACTGGTGAACCTTTAGCACCTAAATTAACTTCAGAACAATCAAAAGACATTACCGCTATTAACCAACAAAGGTCTACTATTGAAGGCGCTTTAGAATCTGTAAAGCAAAACCCTAAAGCATTTAGCTTTAGTCGTGGCGCATCACAAAATCTTCCTTTTGGTGAAAGTCTTGCTGGTAGATTTGACACAGAACAAAATTCTGCTGCTAGGGCTTATGTATTTAACAATGTATCTGCTGTTATTAAAGAACGGGCTGGTACAGCGCAAAGTGCACAAGAATTGCAACGCATCAATTCATTTATGCCAGCAGTTACAGATAATGCCAAACAAATTGAAAATAAACTTGCTGGATTTAAACAATATTTGTCTGATTTAGAAAAAGGTACTAGAGTAAATCCTAATATCCCTTCACAACAACAAGCGCCAAAAGATAATCAATCTACAGGTGGTTGGTCTGTTAAATCGGTGAAATAATGGCACAATATATTGTTACTGCACCTGACGGAAAAGAAATAACATTAGAAGGCCCTGCTGGGGCTTCACAATCTGATGTTATTGCACAAGCACAAAAACTATACCAGCCAACTAAATCACAACCGCAGGCGCAAAAAACACCTGAAGTTGGAAATATGTATACGCAATCTGCAAAAGATATTCAATATTCACCAGAAGGCATACCTTTAAATACTTCTTCTTATGGTTCTGCACCAACTGGAACAACAAAGTCAGCACAAGAAGCATTAACAAGTACCGTTAGTTTGCCACTTAATGTGGCTACTGGCGCTGCAAAAGCCCCTGCTGCTATTGCCCAACTTATTGGTAAATATTTTGGTTCAAACGCTGGCGATGTGCCAGTTGATGTTATTAATCAAATTGAAAAAGGTACACAGGCCCAAATGGGTGGTGTTGGTAGCGCAGCAAGCCAGGTTGGTAGCGCAGTAGGTCAAGCAGCGCCATTTATGGGAATAGGCGTAGCAGGAATGATTCCTAGTTTTGCACAAAAAGTAGCGTTAGGCGCTGGAACTGGCGCATTATCTGGAGTTTTAACGCCTGAACAAACAGGTTTAAATCCTGAAGAATTTGCTAATGCTAAAACACAAAACATTGGTATACAAAGCCTTTTAGGTGGCGCAATACCTGTTGCTGGTGGCGTTGCAAAAACTTTATACAATTCTGGAAAATCTCTTATTGAACCACTTTATACAGGTGGTAGAGAAGCTATTATTGGTCGTGCATTGCGTCAATTTTCAGGTGACGATGCAGAAAAAGCTATTTCTAATTTAAAAGGATATGAAACTTTAGTAAAAGGTTCTAATCCTACTGTTGCTGAAGTTGCTAATGTTCCTAGTTTAGCTGCATTGCAAAGAACCGCAGTTAATGTGTCGCCAGAAGCTACTAATGCTTTAGCCCAAAGACAAGCTGAAAATGCTATGGCTAGAACAAACGCATTAGAAAATATTGCATCACCAACAAGAGTTGCCAAATATCAAGATTTGCGTAGCCGTGTTGCGGAAGATTTGTATTCTGATGCGCTTAAACCTATTGATTTGGGTAAATTAACGCCTGAATTAGGCAAAGAAGTTACTGGTCTTATAAAAACTCCAGCAATTAAATCTGCCATGAATCAAGCAAAAGAAAATGCTGCTAATAGAGGTATTGACATTGCTGACCCATCGGGTTCTATGCGTGGTTTGCATGAAACAAAAATGGCTTTGGATGATGAAATTGCCAAAGTTAAAGCATTAGCTGAAACTAGGGGTGGTGCAAAAAGCGCACAACTTGATAGTTTGCAAGAAGCTAAAAAGCGTCTTTTAGGATTTATGGAACAAGTAAGCCCTGAATATAAAACTGCAAGACAAACCTATGAAAGATTATCTAAACCAGTAGAACAATTAACTTCTATTGAAAGTATTGCTGGTAAATCTTTGAATCCAAAAGATTTTTCAGTATATTTAGGTCGTTTTTCTAATGAATTAGAAAAAGCCAAAAAAGAAGGTTTGTTAACAGACCAACAAATTGGTAGATTAGAAAACATTAAACAAGATTTAATGCGTACAGACTTTGCTGCTACTGCTGGCAAACCGCCAGGAACAAATACCGTACAAAACCTTGCATACGGAAATATGCTTAATCAGCTTAATTTGCCTAATTTGCTTAGAAGGTCTGGTCTTGCTGAAACTGTAAGTAATATTGGTTCAAGAGTTGGCGATATTGTTTATGGGAAAGCTAATAAAGAAATAGCTAATCAATTAGCTGAAACATTGCTTAATCCAAAACAAGCAGCTTCATACATGGAAGCAGTAACAGCAGCACCAAAAAACACTAAAATTACGCCTGAAATTGCAAAACAAATGGAACGGGCTAATTTAGCTAAATTATTATTAATGCAGTCTGCTGGTCAAGCAGCACAATAAGGAAATACTATGCCACGCAACGGTTCGGGTACATACTCTTTAGTAGTTGGAAATCCAGTGGTCACTGGAACCACAATTAGTTCAACATGGGCTAATAACACACTTACAGATATTGCTAACGCCCTTACAGGGTCTTTGTCTGCTGACGGTCAAACAACCGCTTCTGGCAACCTTAATATGGGTACAAACCGTATTATTAATGTAAGTGACCCACAAAATGCACAAGACGCAGCTACAAAATACTATGTAGACCAATTAATTGGCGCTTTAGGCACAATGGCTTACCAAGATGCTGATGCTGTTGACATTACTGGTGGCGCTATTGTTAATGTGGATTTAGATTTACATTCTAAAACCAATGAAATTTATCTTCCTGTTGGCCCTACTTCTTTGCGTACTGCTTCTCCAATACCAGGTTTAATGCGTTTTAATACTGATGCTGGTGGCTTTTATGAAGGCTACATTAATAGCACATGGCAAAAGTTTGTTACCGTAAACGAAGGTTCTTACACAATTACTTATGTGGTTGTTGGAGGCGGTGGCGGTAGTGGTGGTGGACAAGGCGGTGGTGGCGCAGGGGGCGCAGGTAAATACACAGCAAGTACATTAACCGCTATTCCAACCAATGTCTTTACTATGTTAATTGGTGGAGGTGGTTCTGGTGGTTCTAATGGTACTGCTGGTTCTACAAGTTCAATTACTGGTGTAGCATCTTCTACTGGAGGAATAGGTGGAGGATTATCACCAGACCAAAATGCTGGTGGTAATGGTGGCGCATCAGGAAATGGTTTTGCTGGCGCAGGTGGGTCGTATGCACCAAATCAATATTCTGGCGGTGGCGGTGGTGCTGCTGCTGCTGCAAGTGGCAATAGTGGCGGTATTGGTGTAAATAGTGTTATTAGAGGCACATCAGAATACTTTGGCGGTGGTGGTGGCGGTACACCAGGGGGTAGTGGTGGATTAGGTGGTGGTGGTACTGGTGCTGGCGCTGGTGCTGGAACTGCTGGAGGCGTAAATACTGGCGGTGGTGGTGGTGGTGGAAATAACAATGGTGTAAATAATGGTGGTTCAGGTGTAATTATTTTGTCTATGCCTACTGCTAATTACACAGGTACACACACAGGAAGCCCAACAGTTATTACATCTGGTAGCAATACCATACTTACTTACACTTCTTCTGGCACTTACACAGCATAAGGACAATTATGTTTATTTTTACTTGGTTATTTGACAAAATTGGCTATATGCCAAAAGTTAGCGTAGATACTGCATGGTCTTTTCCTACACCTAAAGAAGTTGTCCCAAAAGCTACAACTGTTGCCCAAAAGCCAACAGTAAAAAAGGCTACGACTCGCAAAAAGAAAGCGTGACATGGCTGAATTTGATATGTTTAAATTCGGTGGTCTGGTTAATCAGGTTGAGAATTTGCAAGCCAAAGTAGATGACATGGACAAAGACATCAAGGCTTTGCTTGAACTAGCTAATAAGAGTCGTGGTGGTTTTTGGATGGGAATGGCTGTTGTGTCTGCAATTAGTGGAGTTATTAGCTTTTTTGCTGGCATATATCACGCAAAATGAGGCGCAAAACTAGGGGTGCTATGCACTCCAAAACCATGTGGTTTTCCTTTGCATTGGTCGTACTGGGGGTGGTCTATGATAATTTTAACTATGTTCAAAATATTATTGACCCTCGTTTGTATGGCGTATGCCTTATTTTTATTGGTATTGTTGTTGCTGTGCTTAGATTTATAACCACAATGCCTTTGGAGGATAAATAATGTTTGGTCTAACAATTCCTATTCAGTTTTATATCTATGCAGCGTTATCTTTAGTAGCTATTGGTGGTATTGGCTATGGAAAATATGAGTCTGCAAAGTATGATACTTATGTAGCCAAAGCAGAATTAGCTGCAAAAGAACAAGAAATGATTATTCAAGCAAAAGCCAAAGAAGCCAACCAAGTAACAGAAAAGGTAAAAAATGATTATGAAAATAAGCTATCTCTTATTAAGCATACTTATGGTGGGATGCGCCTCTCCAGTAGCAGTCAAACAGGCACAATTTCCAACACCACCAGCGCAACTGATGGCACAGCCACCGACCCTAAATTTATTGAAAAATGTGCAATAACCACACAACAGCTTGTTTCATTACAAGCGTGGTTAAATGAACAAATAGGCATATTTAATGCAAGGTAATTTTAAAGAGTGTTTAGACTTAGTTTTAAAGTCTGAAGGTGGTTGGACAGGGCCACAAGGATTAAAAGGTGACCCAGGTGGCGAAACCAATTTAGGCGTTACCAAAGCTGTTTGGGAAGAATGGGTAGGTCATCCTGTAGAGTCCCTTAAAAACCTCACTAAAGACCAAGTAGCACCTTTATATGAACAAAAGTATTGGAGGCCTTGTTATGGAGAAGTATTGCCTAGGGGACTCGACCTTGTTGTCTTTTCAATGGGAGTTAACGCAGGGCCAGGTAGGTCAGTTAAATTGCTTCAATCATCTATTGGATGCGTACCTGACGGAGTTATTGGCCCAAAAACAAGAGGACTTATTTGTGACTCCAATACTGCAACTCTTATCACTAAATTCTCTGAAGCTAGACGAGAATATTACCGTTCATTAAAAACCTTCCCCTTATTTGGGAAAGGTTGGCTTGACAGAGTAGATAAAGAAGAATCAGAAGCCCTTAACATGGCTAAGAACTCTTGAACCCTTTGTAAGCTGTCCTAAAGGCGTTTCTAGGCGTTTTACACGATTGTCTGGGTGACACACCCATTTGTTGCCCATCTTCTTAATCATAGCCTTAGAATCGGCTTTATTCTGTTCTATTAACAACTCATACATGGCATAGCTAAATCTGCCAGCTTCAATCATCTGTGTTAGTAGTTTCTTGTCGTTCTTTGTCATGGTTTTCCCCTATAGTGATTTCACCGCAATTTACATTGATGGTAAGCGACCCATCTTTTTCTTCAATAATGACAAAATCTGTCATTTCTCTTGTGCCTTTCTTAATATTTAGTGCTTTCCGCACCCATTCCAACAATAAAACTAATAATGACAATAAAAATAAATCC